GTCAAAGATGTCGGCGACACTAGCGTCCGTCGTGACGGTCGAGGCGTATGTCAGTGCGGCGACAAACGATTCGCCGGCCGACACGAGGTACGGCGTAGCCGACCACTTGCTGCCGTCGCCGATCTTCTGCCGTCCGGTGTCCGACTCAATCCCGAGATCGTTCCTGGCAAGGTGCGGATCCTGAGCCGCCCACTCGGCGGCGGTCTTGGAGAAAATGTCGGCCTTGAAATCCTTGTCGTTCATCGCTCGCCTCTGGCGTGATATGGCCTATGGGTTTATGTCCTGCCGCCGAACCAAAAGCGTCAATTCCTCGTGGCGTCCGGCGCTGTGATGCTTGTCGTGTACGCCCGCTCCTGGCTGTCTCGCAAGGCGTACAGGAGTTTCGTCTGGTCATGCACGGCGGTGGCTATGTCTCGCTGCGTGAGCGACATCTCCTTGAGGAACTGCGAGTGTGCCTCGACCATCGGGATCACGATGTCCACACGGACAAACCACAGCACGAGGCTGGCAAGCACCAGCCCGAACCCGTACCGCTCGACCATCCGCAGGGCCGTTTCGTAAACCTCAATACTGCTCATCAGCCGCCCCTCATTGCGCACTGCCAGCCTGCAAGCTTCACGCGATTAGCTGGCCGGTGCAGCCACCACTCGAGGATGTACTGCACGATCGCCGATATGGCGGCCGACAGGATGAACGCCCAGATGAAGCCGTACGTCTTCTCGCTGCCATGCAGGGCCTCGTACGTGGCAGACACCCTCTTCGCCGTCGCCTCCAGCACCTTCTCTTCGACGGCACTCCCCCGCTCGGTTCCCATCAGAGGCTCGATCGGCCACTCGGTGACCGCTATCAGAACAAGATCCTGCAGTCGCTCGCGCCCGACCAGGCGGACGCGCAGCGGAACGCGACTGCGTACGTATTCGCACAACTCTTCGGCGGCCATCTCTACTTCCTGCACTCCCCGTTTACGCACTGCGACGGCTTCGGGCGATTCTTGGCGCACGGGCAGGTTGACGGGCACTCGCACCAAACGCGCGTAATTCCATCACCCGTCGGGACCATTCCGCTTCCGCCGCACTTGGCGCAGCACCGCGTCGGCGGCGGACTGGGCTGCGGTGGCAATGCGGCGGGGGCAAACGCGAGCCAGACGGCGACAGTAGCGGTGGAAATCTTCATCCGAGAATCTCCCTCCCGCCCCAGTCTTTGAGCGTTCGCTTCGGAAACCCAACCACATTCGATACTGCATAGGTGCCGCCCTGCGAGATCATGTACTGCGCCGTCTTCTGGCTGATCCAGAACGAACCCTCCGGCTGATCGTGAACCTTCGGGCCGGACACCCACGTCCATCCCCACGAGTTCTGCACGCAGAAGCGACAGTCGTCCTGGCGCGTGTCGTCCGCTGCGTGCCAGTGCATCGCGTGGTTCCATGTCCCGCTCGGGGAAATCATGCCCTCGCTGTCGCGCCGCATCTTCGTAAAGCCCACGTCGGAGCAGCACACCAGTCCGTAGCCGTTGGCGATGGCGTCGCGGGCCTGCTGCCACGTCGTGACGAGACTGATCGTGCCGATGCGGTGCTTGGCCGCCTCCGACGTGACGTTCTCCGGGACGCCTCGACCGCCCCACTTCGCCCCGATGCTGGCGTTGTAGATGGACAGGTCGAGGTTGAGGTCGGCGTACCGCTGGCGGAGCATGAGGCCGCCTGTCTTGTGCGCCCATCCAACGATCTGCGAGCAGCTGGCGCCCTGCCCGCTGTGCCCACGCGACCCATAGAGCGGCTCGGTCGCGGTGCGATCTACCCAGTCCTCCGTCGTGGCAATGTCAGGGTCGTTGGCCCGCGCCACGTCCGCAGCACCCCGCACCCCGTGCGAGACACAATCGCCTGTCGTCTGCGTTTCGTCGTAGGGCTGGCGGCCGGTGGCCTTCTCAAACTCCACGACCGCCTTGAACGCCAGCGACACCTTGCCTGCACCGCTGCCGGCCAGCGTGTCGCCAAAGAGCGGTAGCGGCAGGGATGCCAGCAGTCGCTCCGTCGCCTCCGGGTCGCAATAGGAACCGATCAGCCCATTGTCATAGGCCCGAACGATGTCCTCTGGTGAGGCAAAGAAATCCGACATGCCTCACCTACTTGATCGCAGCGAACGCCCGTGACGCGGACTGCCGGAGTTCCGGTGTCAGCGGCAAGTCCTTGTCCCCAATTGCAGCGATGAGGTATTCATCGAGCCGCTGGCCAAGCCCTGCGTACCGTCCCGCCATCCCCGTGTTCTCAAACGCCATCGACAGGGCGTACTTGTGGCGATTGCGGAGGTCGAACACCGTCTTGCTGACGGGCTCTTTTGCCAAGCCGTCGCGCACCACAATGTCCGCCATCGCCTCGTAGAACGACCGGATAATGGCAGCGTCGGCCTGACTGACGCCGGCCAGAATCCCCGACGCCGGAGGCACGACAGGACGCACTGCAGTGGCAATGTGCAGTACGTTCACCGTCATGGCCCCAATCCCAATCAGGAGCCCCGCCCAGATTGCGATCGTCCGCGCCATGATCTACCGAGCTTTCTTCGGGAGTTCCTTCTCTGACACAAGCGCCGCAATGAGCGCGCGCGCCGCCGCTGCGATCGCTGCCTCTCCGGATGCGTCCGCCTTGCCGGCCAGCCCGAACAGCCTGTTGACCCATGTCGCCCTGTCGGCCGGCGACACACCGACCACCTTGCCGCCGGACGCCAGCAGCGGAAGCGCCGCCGCCACAGCGGCTACGGCAAAGGCGGCAGCTGCCAGCAGGTAGAGCATCACTCAGGCTCCTGATCCCCGAGCTCCGCGAACGCCAGGGCGCCGGCCAGTTCGACCAGGTAGTTGAACAGGGCCGCCCCCTCTTGGCTCTTCAGGACGGCCTCCAGGAGGTCGACCAGCTCTTCGTCGATGGGCGTCTGGGTCTTCGTCGCCGCCCATTTCAAGGCGGCGGAAATCTTCAATGCACGCTCCAGTGGGGTGCTGGCTGCGGAAATCTCGGAGGCGAGCCCAATCAAGGGAGACCACTCTACGAGCAGCTGCAGCTTTTCTCTTAGGCTTGCCATCGGCCCCCCCACATTCCAGGAGAATCTTCGCCACCACCTGGTTTATGTCCGGCGGCGGGGAGCACGCGGCCAGAATTCGCTGGCGCACGGCGCACCGATCAAGGCCCAAAAACAGGCACACCTCGTCCAGGGGAAGCTCGCAGTCCTGCTCGGTGAACACCCACCGCCAGGCTACCGCTGCGTTCAGTAGGCGCCTGTGCAGCGTGCGCGGATACGACGACCGGCACCGGCCGGATGACTGGGCTGCCAGCCACATGCACAACTCCACAGTGTGGGCCAGCACCCCAACCAAGAAGTCCTGCCACCTGCTCTCGATGTCTGGAACTCGGAACTCGTCTGCGCCGGATCTGTGGTCCTGTGTCATTCGGGTGGTTTACAGAAGCCGGAGCGGAGCGTTCCCTCGTTTAGTTCCGGCCAAACCTCGAGGGAGTGGATCGCGCCCATAACATTCCACGCGGCGTGACCCAGATGGTCCTCCGACCTGTCGCCTCCAAGAAACAGGTAGATATGGCGCAGCGCATGGTTGATCATGTCTGACGCCGGCATCCCCCGCTCCCAGTTGTAGTCTCCGTATTTTCGCGCACCTTCTGCGCAGGCCGCCGCCACCGCAGCCAATCCGATCGGCGTGACGAGGTCGTACCGCGTCAGCTCCGCATCGCTTGACCGCACCGCCCCGCTTTCGTACCGCACGGTCGATTCGTCCGCATTCTTGATCAACGCACTAGCTCCTTGTACCTGGCCTCAAACAGTTCTTTTGCCTGCGTCCAGCAGTACGGATTGATGGGGCCGCACGCCGGCTCGACGTCGATTCCCCAGCTTGCGTCCGACCCGATAAGGTCGCGCTTCTCACCCATGAGAGCCCGAAGATCTGCATGCTTGACCTCTGGCGGCATTGGCCAGGGGAGCGCGAACACCCGGGCGATCGTCTTCTGCACGTGCTCCTCAAGCTCGCGGTAGCCGGGAAGGATGTTCTTTAGCGGCGTCGCCACGTCCCCCAGATAGGCCTCGCTGGCGTCGTGCATCAGTCCCCACAGGGCATGCTTGTCGTCTACCAGGCGGCTTACCATGACGCTGTGCTGCGCCACCGAGTACGGGCACTTCGAGTGCCCTGTAAAACGATTGAGGATCGACAGGGCATGAGAGATATCCGGGAGGCGCACGTCATCTTCCTTGAAGTTCGCCAGGTCGACGAACTTTCCGGTGTACGTCTGCATCGTCGTGGCGTTCATTGGCACTCATCCTTTCGCACCAAAGGGTCGATCGGGCGCAGTGCCGACGCCGGCACGAAGTACGCCTCGCCATACCCGCCGTAGTTCGCCAGGTACTTGGCCTTCTTGGCCTCCGACGCTGGCATCCATCCGTGAATTCGAAAGTCGTGCGGCCCGCCGGTGACGAGGACGAAGATGTCGTCGTCCTTGTCGTCCCTGCGGACGATCAGGTCGTACGCGTGCTGCGAGCGTGTGCGTATCTGGATGCAGTCGCCGATGTCGCCGCCGGCCTTGAACGTGTTGACGCTGCCGTTCCAGTACCGATTGGTGCCCTTCGCGAACGCGCACTCGCCGAGCGCGCCGAGAATATGGATCGACCACTCGTCGTTGGCCTTCAGCCGATTGACGCACCCCTTGCGCAGGGCCTCGACGTTGCGAGACACGCCGACCAGGGCGGCGCGGCTGACTTCATACCACTCCAGGCTGACGTTCATGGCCCCTCCTTGAGCCGGTACCCAAGAGACCAGAGGATCCTGGACAGGTCCTTGCCCTGCTGGTCCACGTGGCTCTCGTCGTGGGTTGGGTTGGCGGCATGCAGGAACTCGTGGATCTCCAGCTCGAGCCGGCGGCGGCCTTTCGCGCGCTCGTCGATGATGATCTTCTCCGTAACGTTCGGCGTCTTCGGGGTCTTCACGTACGTCCACCCCTCAGCGCCGCCGCGCAGCCGGGCGTACCGCCATAGCCACTTCACCTTGTTGATGAGGAAGTAGTGATTCGTCGGCATTACATGGCCCCCTGAACCTGCTGCACGAATCGGCGGATGTCTTCCAGCGGGAAGGTCACCAGCCACTCGCTGTCATTCCTGCGGTGCAACACGACAGGGCACAGCTCCCCGCACTGCTCGCGGGACTTCTCGAACACCTCAGTGAGGTTCAGCTTCTGGACGCGCTTGACCTCCAGCCACAGGTGCGGCGTGCCAGGACTGATCAGGTCCGACGCCGACTCCGTGCCGGAGTGCTGCTGGCTGCGACGCGACATCGCCTTCGGCACCAGCCTGTTCCACTCATGCGAGGCTTCCAGTTCGCCGCGCTTTCCCTTCTGCCGGCTATTGATTGCCATCTGAATCAGCTCCTTCGGTGGACCGTTCTTCCTGCGAAACACGAACACGCGAACCGGATAGCGCTGAGGCCCATACCCAAGATGCCTTTTGAGGCGAAGTTGCGCAAGGAACTCGGGGTCGTAATTCGCGTCGTCGACTTCTCTCTTAGCTGTGAGCAGCATTCCTTTTGTGAGGTCGTGCTTTCCGCCAAAGTGCAGGCCGTCGTGGCACCATCTACAAAGACGCAGGAGGTTCCGCCGGTCGTGCGCCCTGCCGGCGCCTTGCTGCATGTGGTGGATGTGCAGCGCCTCTGTCCTGCTCCAGCACACGGCGCAGTACTGGAACTCTTTCGCGAATGCCGATAGTTCCGCACGAGCATCACTCACCGCCTTCTCCGGCTACGAGGCCAACGATCTCCTGCACCGCATTGTGGAAGGACTCGAGGTCCTGCTTGGACTGGAATTCGATCTGCCACGTGAACGTCGCTCCGCCGGTGGCGAGGTCCACGCACTGCTGCTTGCGGTGAATGCGCATCGTGGCTGCATCTCCGAGCGCCTTCGCGCTGGAGACCAAGCCTGCGTTCTCCTGGAGAAGCGCACCAATCGCCCTAGAGATCATCCCGCTCATCGTCGAGGTCCTCCTCAAGCTGGACAGTCTTGAGCCACACGGCCGCAGCCCCCAGCCAGGCTGACAGCGCCGCAACATCCTTTGCGTTCGTGAGCTGTATGACGCCGGACATATCGGCGATCACGCTCGTGATTGGCTTGCACTCCTCCGTCCAGGAGTCCTGCTCTCCGACGCACACAAGCCCACTTGAGCCCTGCGGGACGCAGGCAAATACGAGCTGAACGCCGGTGTCGTCTGTAACTCTGATCAGCGAGACGGACTGTGCTGTGGACATGGTGTCTTGTGTTAGTGAGAAGGCTCTTAAGAGAAACCTGCCTATTGCTTGAAGGCTCGCTCCGGGTGGAAGGCGACTAATCCCCAGCCCGAAGGCTAGGGT